GGGTACAATACATGTCCGTCATACACGGACAAATTCCCCCTATCTGTCCGCCACACACGGACACGGACACGTTCATGTGTCTTTGGTGTACGGACATAAATAGGGGTTTTTGTCTTTCATGGACGGACAAATTATTTAATAAATCTGATTAATGTGTATTGACAATTCGGAATAATTATGCTAGACTATACATAATAAAAGAAAGGAGAACATATATGTTGAATTTGAACCATTATTAGATGAAAAAGAAGATACTTTATCAATATTTTAATATGTTTCACGTGAAACAATGAAAGGAGAATAAAATATGGAAAAACAGTATACACTAAATACACTTTTAGGAGGTGTTACCGCATCACAAAATGTATTAAATGAGTTTATTAGCGGATATTTTGCAATTGCAGATAAATATGAAAAAGAGGGGTACATGGTTCTTGCAGAGATGTATCGAGAAAAAGCTAGTAAGATGTTCGACGAGCTTGAAAAATTAACGAAAGGGGTTGAGTAACATGGCAAGACCATATAATACAACAAAAAGACAGTATATTGTTTTTCTTAAACGCAAGGGTGATAAAAACCCTTGTAAATCAACATTAACTATATATAATAGTGATTATATGTTAGTAAACGCAGTTACAGCAACAGAAGCTTATGCAAAAGCTCTTGACATTAGTAGATGTAATGAATATATGATTGAAAATGAGTTAGTTCCATATCATATTAGAAAAGATAAGGCTTTTTTAATATCTATAAGATGTTTAAATCCTATGTTATAATGTTTCACGTGAAACACAATTAAGGAGGTGATATGGTGGAAGAATTACTTGTCAGCATATGTGTTGGTATATTATTAATATGCTTAGTCGAAATTTTGACGATAGGAAGTAGATAGGAGAGAAAGAAATGCAAAAAGGAAAACAAGGCGGTAAACGAGAATTTGTAAAGCTTTTACGTGATAGGGGTGACTACACCCCTTTTGCTATTCAAGAAATATGGGAAGAAAAAAAAGCTCGAAAAGAGTATAGTAGATTGAGAAATATTGTTGTAAAACGTTTGAAACGTATTCAAGAAGCAGAACCAGACGCAAAGATTCTTGAAAGATGGAAACCAGAGGATTTTAAAAAACTAAAAGATATTAAAAGCGTTCGTGAGTTGTCGCATATGCTTTCTGATGTAGCATACCTTGTAAATGCGAAAACAGCGTCTTTAACTGGCAGACATGAAATTGTAATAGAAGAGATTGAAAAACTAAAAGATTTTGGCATAGATATTAAAGACGAAAAAGAGCTAAAAGAATTCGGAGATTTTATGGACATTGCTAGAGACTGGTTTAAAGACAGGATTTATGATTCAGAGCGTTTAGCAACCATGTATTCTGAATATAAAGAGCGTTTTAATAATATTGAATTGTTAAGAGCTTATAATAAATGGGTGAAAAACCGGAAGAAAAAAGGTTACATTAACAATAAAAGACGGAGATAGCATATGTATTATACAGTCAAAAGTTACGATTTTAAAAGATTTTTTGAAACGCCTGTTATCCGTAGCACAAAAGGGAATAAAACAGGAAAGAAAAAAGGAAAAATATACAAAAATTTAATCTGCGCTTTTGACATAGAAACAACACGTTTAAAAGAAATAGAACAGAGTATCATGTATATATGGCAATTCGGCATAATGTACGAAAATGGGGAAATAGATGTTATAATAGGTAGGACATGGGAAGAATTTGAAGAATTATTATCAACCATAAAAGGCGAATATAATCTCGGAATAGTACCTATTTTTGTTCATAACCTTAGTTATGAATTTCAGTTTTTGCGTTCTATTTATCATTTTTCAAAAGATGAAGTTTTTTGTGTGAAAAATAGACGGATACTGAAATGTGATATGTATGAAAAATTTGAGTTTCGATGTAGTTATCTGCAAACGAATATGAGTTTAGATACATTCACAAAAAATATGAATGTAGAACATCAAAAGTTATCCGGAGATGATTTTGACTATTCAAAAATTCGTTATCCGTGGACGGAATTAACTGACTATGAACTAAACTATTCTGGCTATGATGTAATAGGACTGTTAGAAGCAATAAAGAAACGTATGGAATTATTTAACGATAATATCTACACTTTTCCTCTAACTTCAACAGGATATGTTCGCAGAGACACGAAAAAAGTAATGTTAAAATACGCTAGAAAATATCTTAGGGACTTATTTGTTGACTATGATTGTTTTACATTACTTTCCGAAGCTTTTCGTGGTGGCGACACACACGCAAACCGATACTATGCGGGGATTACAGTTGAAAACGTAGCGAGTTTTGATCGTTCTTCCTCATATCCAGACGTAATAGAAAATTGTTATTTTCCTATGAAAAGATTTCAATTTATAGGAGACATAACAGAACAGGAACTAAAACATAAAATGGATAAGGGTTATGCGTGTCTATTCCGTGTACAGATTACTGGACTAGAACAAAAAGATAAATTCTATGGTTCACCTTATATATCATTTTCTAAATGTAGGGGAGTGGAAAATTCTGTGAAAGATAATGGGCGTTTATTATCAGCGAGTTATTTAGCAACTACTATTACAGATATAGATTACGGCATTATACGCGAAGAGTATACATGGAAAGAAATAAAAATATTAGATTGCTATATATCCAGATATGGAGAACTACCCCAGGAACTAAAACAGGTTGTAAGGGACTATTACACAAAGAAAACAGAACTAAAAGGAGTGGATGGAGAGGAGTTAATGTATAATTTATCTAAGGCGTTATTAAATGCTGTTTACGGCATGATGGTTCAATCCCCAGTAAAACAGTCGATTGACTTTAACGAGAATGATATAGACAACCTATACAAAGAACAGGAAGAGGATGAGACAGAGTTATTGGAACATTACAACAACAAAGCATTTTTGCCATATCAGTGGGGAGTATGGGTTACCGCATGGGCAAGATATCGTTTAAAAGAAATGATAAATATAGTTGGGGATAGATTCGTTTATTCTGATACCGATTCTGTTAAGTTTGTATTATCGAAAGAAGAAGTAAAAAATAAAGAGATACTAGAAGCAATTGCAAGGTATAATGCTTTACGTGAAACCGATTCGAAAAAAAATAAAGCTTATGCAACAGACAAAAATGGTATTACTCACTATATGGGAGTATATGAAAATGAGGGTATATACGAACAATTTATAACACTAGGAGCTAAACGCTATGCTTTTATTAAAAATGGGGAGATGGATCTGACAGTATCGGGGGTAAGCAAAAAGATAAATCCAGAGACAGAAAAGAAAATTGCTGTAGAAGAACTAGAAGCGAAAGGTGGTCTTAAAGCTTTTAATTTTGGTTTTACATTTTATAAATCTGGCGGAAGCGAAATTATATTTAATGATATACCATATGGGGAGTATGAAATAGACAAAGACCATTCATTATATATAGGGCAAAACGCAGTAATTAAAGATAGCGAGTACACAATAAAAGAAAATGATTACTTACAATTTTTAACTGATATAAGAAATATAACAGAATTAAATAAATATATTGACAATTATTCTAGAACGTGGTAATATAATACTTGTAACAAAGATGTTGTGCAAAATAAAAAAGGAGATGAAAAGAATGATTGCAAAAATCACAAGAACTGTTTTCAGAAGAAAAGTAACTTTAACATGGTTTAATGAAACAACAAGAGAAGTTACCGATACCACACATGAAATTTACGAGAACATCACAGAGACAGAGCTTGTCAAACGTATGGAAAAATCTGGTGAAAATGTATCAGAGTTAGGAAAACTTATTTCTGCTAGAATCAGTACAGAAGCAGAAGAATTAAATGCTTCCATGCTTTTAGATGATTTTATGAAATACGCAACAGTGAAACCAGTAACAAAAACAGAATAATATAGTAAAAGGAGAATAAACAATGAATATTATTAAACAGTCCGGAGAATTAAACAAGTATGACCTTTATGAATTAACACAGTCTTCTGCAATACGTTCCATGAAAGACTGCGAGGATAGAAGAATCATTGCAGTTGAAGACTATGTATTATATGAGGATGAAGACAGAAAAGGAAATCCGATTGAATTGCTTGCAGTTATGGATAAAAATACCGGAGATGTTTTCGCCAGTCAGTCTGATACATTTAAAGAGGGCTTTAAAAAGGCTACTGAATTTGTTGAGGACAACGAACAGTTATATATCAGAGTGTTACACGGTACAAGTAAAAGTGGTCGTAAATTTATCAACTGTGCTCTTGTTTCCCCAAAGATCGCAGAACGAGAGTTATCACCGTTCGGTAAATAAATGAAAAGTTTTTATGACGAGCATGGATTTTTAAATGTCCATGCTCTTTTCAATTATAATGTAGTTTTCAATTATATCTGGGGTGGCAGGGGAACTGGTAAAACCTATGGTATATTGAAATACTGTATAGACAATAATTTGAAATTTATTTATATGCGTTCTCTTGATTCTCAAATGAAATTTTCAAAACGTGTTGAAATGACTATATTCAAGCGAATTAATAAAGATACCGGATGGAATATCATTCCAGGCTCTTTAGGTTCGGATTCTATTTTTGGAATGTATAAAGCGGATAAAGAAAACAGTTTACAAGAGCTTGTAGGTTATTGTGTTTCTCTTAGCACTTGTGCAAATATCAGAGGTATTGATTTTTCGGATGTTGATTTAATATTTTATGATGAATTCATCCCAAAAGTAACAGAAAAAAAGGTGTCAATGGCGGGGTTTGCATTCAATGAATTTTACGAAACTGTGAACCGAAATCGGGAGCTTTTAGGTGAGCAACCAGTAAAGTGTTTTCTTGCAACAAACAGTAACAGACTTGAATGCGATATGTTTATGTATAAAAAAATAATGGGTAAAGTTTCAGAAATGACAAGAGAGGGTAAGACCATATCTGTTTTAGCAGACCGAAACATTGCTCTTTTTAATCTATGTGACAGTCCCATATCAGAAGAAAAAAAGAACACGGCCTTGTATCAGTCAGAGGACAAAAACAGTGATTTTTACGCAATGTCAATAAACAACGACTTTTACAATGCTGATTATACTGGAATTAAGTCCAGACCGTTGAAAGAATTTGTACCATTGTGCACTGTTGGAGAAATTGCCATATATGAACATAAGTCAAAACAACTATTTTATGTAACTTCTCACAGTTCTGGAACACCCGAAACATACGCAGTCACAAGCAGAGATATAAGAGCTTTTCGGAGAAATTATGTGTGGCTTTATGAATTGTATTTAGACAATTGTGTGGAATTTGAAAACATAACTGTAAAAGCTTTGTTTGAATATTATTTTCGTGAATACAAAATTTAAGTATTGACGACATTGTTTCTATGTGGTAATATCTTCCATAGAAAGACAAATGTTCTCAGTACAAAGACAAGGGACGGAAACCCTGTACACGCGTTAGTCTGGCGCAAGAAGTAGAAACGTTTACTCTTTCAATTAGTTGGTATGGTGTCATAGCCATACCAATTATTGTGAAACAAAATGTTTCACGTGAAACATAATAATGATATATGTAAAGGTGGTGAGAAAATGGATGTTAATGCCGTAATCACAATTATTCAGAACGTTGGTTTCCCAATTTGTGTTGCAATTGCTCTTTTCTGGAAATTAAATAAAGATGACGAGCGACACAGGGAAGCAGAAGAAAAAATGACAGAAGCAATTAATAATAATTCACAGGTTATTATTAAACTAACTGAACGCTTAGGAGGTGGAAACAATGTTGACTGATTTTGACAGAACTAAAGCCAGTGTTTACACAGTAAACACAAAAAATTCACCACTAATGTTGAGAGTAATGCCAGACACAAAATCAACCGTTTTAGCAGAAATGAAAAAAGGGGAAAAGTGTGTATGCTATGGAATCCATTCTGATAAATGGTATATGGTTGACTATATCCGATCAGATGGTGTTGTTATTTCCGGTTTTGCTCATTCAGATTATTTGAAAAAAGGAGAGTGTATTTGATGAATGCAATTGAAATGATTTTGACTTTAGGTAAAATGGGATATAGTAAATCTGACGTAGAAAGAATGATTGCTCAGCCACAGCCACAGCCACAGCCACAGCCACAGCCACAGCCACAGCCACAGCAACAGCCACAGCCACAGCCACAGGGATATGACCTGTTAAAGCTATTTACAAGTGGACAGCCACAGCCACAGATGCAGTCACAGGTACAGACACAGCCCACAACACCAACAGGGATTGAAGAACAGTTAAAAGCACTTACACAGGCAATTCAGTTAAACAACGTGAATACAATGGAAAATCAGAAAACTCTGCCTGTTACTGCGGATGATGTTCTGGCAAGTATCATCAATCCACCTGTTAATATTCCGGACAATACTTTAAAATAAGGGGGTATAAGAATGAGCAATACTTTAAGTTTTGACCAGATTTCAACAGTTTTAAATTCAATTGTATCACAGGCAACCGGTAAAACTGCTTTAACAGCTACGAACACAGCGGATTTTATAGCCCAGGCGAACACAGCGCTATTAACTGGTTATGATAATGTAATGAAGGCTATTTCACAGGTTCTTGACAGAACTATTTTTTCTGTTCGTCCATATACCAGAAAATTTCCGTCAATGTGGAAAGATAATCAACAGTTTGGTAATCATGTTAGAAAACTTACAATGGTGGATGATGATTGGGAGAACGACCAGAGATTACCACTTGATGACGGATCAACTATCGACCATTGGAAAATCAACAAAGGAAAAGTTTTACAGACAAATTTCTATGGTGGTTCAATGTTTCAGAGACACCGAACATATTTTAAAGACCAATTAGATGTTGCTTTTCGTAGTCCGGAAGAATTAGGAAGATTTATTTCTATGTATACTCAGAACACTTCTGATATGATTGAACAGGCACATGAAACAATGTCAAGAAGTTGTCTTGTAAACTTTATTGGAGGTAAAATTGATGGAGATACAGGGAACGTTATCCATCTTCTGACAGAATATAATGACTATGCCGGAACAACCTTTACCGCAGACCAGATTAAACAGCCAGCAAATTTCCCGGATTTCGCGAAATGGTCATACGCCAGAATTGCAACCATTTCTGAAATGTTGACAGAAAGAACCATGAAATTTCATATAAATGTGACTGGTAATGAAGTAATGAGACATACACCAGTTGCAGACCAGAGATTAATGCTCTTTGCTTCAGATATGAACCACATTACTACACAGGTGTTAAGTGACATTTTTCATGATGATAAAATGAAAATGATGAAATATGAAAAAGTCAATTTCTGGCAGAGCATTGAAACACCGTCCGGTATTAATGTGACACCGAATTATATTGACAAAACCGGAGCAGTAAAAGTTGCTACTGAGCCAGTTGCGAAAGATGTTTTCGGCGTTCTTTATGATGATGAAGCAATCGGACTTACTACAATTAACCAGTGGTCTCAGCCTACCGGAATGAATGCAGCCGGAGGTTATTATAATATCTATTATCATTTTACAGATAGATATTACAATGATATGACCGAAAATGGTGTTGTATTTTTAATTGATTAATAAGGAGAGGGCTATGGGTTTTACTGCTGATTTTTATGTATTTTCAAAAAAAGAAAATTCAACAGCTAGACCATCACAGCCCTCTTTTTCACACTCTATTGTTTTAACTGATGAATGCAGTATTATCAATCCTGGTATTATAGTCCAGTTAGAACAATGTCCATCAGCTATTAATTATTGCTATATTAATGAGTTTGGGCGTTATTATTTTATTAATAATTGGGTGTGGAAAAATGGCAGATGGTTTGCGGAATTGAATTGTGATGTTCTTGCCACATATAGAAATATAATTGCAAACAGGGAATTGTATTTTTTAAGAACATCACAAGGGTATGATGGCAATATTATAGATACATTATACCCGGCTAAAAAAGAACCTGTTATAACAAGTACAACTTTAAATGAGCAGTGGTGGTATAGTGGGGATTTTTCATTTAGAAAAGGTTATTGGATATTAGGAATTGTTTCAAAAGTGGGAATGACGGAATATTACGCCATGAATGCTAAAACGTTTAGAAATTTTTGTGATAAGGTTTTAGGGACTATCGAATGGGCTGATTTAAACACACAGGAAATTTCCGATAATCTCGCAAAGGCTTTATTCAATCCTTTTCAGTATGTGGTTTCTTGTATGTGGTTTCCAGATTTAGGAAGTAAGGATGGATGGTTTATCCCAAAATCTGTGGATTTAGGTTGGTGGTCTTTCGAAACGGTAGACGGAACATTTGAGCCGTATTCTATACCAGACGAAGCTTATATTGAAAAAACAATACAACTTGTTTTTTCTAATCATCCGCAAGCGGAATCGAGAGGAAATTACTTAAACAAAAAACCATATCGTTATTGTTATCTTTATATTAATCCATGGGGATGTATTGAGATTGACACTAATTTAATGAATAGCACTTTCACTGGTTATGACGCTATTATGCGAATTGATTTAATAACTGGTATGGGTATTTTAAGAGTAGTCGGAAAAACAGGGGATTCCGGAGCGCAAACAATAATCGCAAAAAGTTCAACACAATTCGGTGTTCCGATTCAGTTGTCAGATTTAGACCGTAATGTTGGTGGAGCTTTTGGAGGAACTATGGAAGCAATTTCCGGATTGTTAAGTTATAATTTTATGGGAATGGCTAACGGTTTTGCTACTGCAATAAGTGATAGTATGCCGAAATTATCTGGACAGTTGGGAAGCAACGGCACTGTAGTTGGAATGTCTTACTATCCTGTATGTGAAACAATATGTTATGAGATAGTAGATGAAGATAATTCAGACAATGGCAGACCGTATTGCAAGAATGGAAAAATGGTTGACTTGAAAGAGGGTTTTTATATTGCCGAAAATGGTTCTATACCTTTTAGCGGTACAAAACAGGAATTAGAAAGTGTAAAATCATATCTCGAAAGTGGGGTGTATTATGCGTAGTTTTCCGAGCTTTAACAGAAATCTTTTTGTTGCGGTATGGACTTTAAAAGGTTCTGGATTTAAACCATGGTGGGGGTCTGGTTCTGGGGGTATTGGCGGATTGATGTTGCAAGCGTGGCAGTGGATGGTTGATAGATGTAATACAGATAATGTTGGATATTCGCAAGACTACAGAAACGAACAAACAATAAACGGTATTACTTACTATGACTGTTCCTCCATTATATGGTATGCTTTATTATATGCGGGCTTTGAACTTGATAAAAATGCTTGGCCGTTTACTACATTTACAATGGGAGAAATACTTAAAAAACTGGGATTTACTGAAATAAAAATAGATAGCTCTTTTCAGTTACAAAAAGCTGATATTGTAGTTGTAAACAGGTATAATCATCATCATACGGAAATGGCTTATGATGATAAACATACAATGGGCGCTCATTCTGCGAATCGTCCACTACCAGATCAAGTAAGTATAAACTCATATGAATTTACAAATGATTCATATGATTATTGCTATCGTTTTCCATATAGCGTTAATGGTGAATGGGTAACGAAAGTTGGCACTGGTTCTTATTTGTCGGATGATGAAATGAAAAACAATGTAAATATTATTTACAATTATTTCAAGTCACAAGGATGGAGTAAAAACGCCATTGCAGGTTTATGTGGAAACATGGAACAAGAATCAACCTTTAATCCCGGCGCACAAGAAACTGGTTTAGAGGAAAATGGATGGGGTTTAGTTCAATGGACACCATTTTCTGCTCTTAGCAATGTTTTGGATGTTTTGTATAATATACATGATGATTGGATGGACGGTACAAAACAATTGTCTTGTATATTCGCAGAATTTCAAGAGACAATCGGAAGTGCTCACAGAGGAATTGAAAGACAATGGTATGAGAACTTTCCTAGCGTTCCAAGTGAGTATAAAATGAGTTGGAAAAATTGGAGTATCAGTACAGAAACACCGGAATATTTATGTATGGTTTATCAATATTGTTATGAACGCCCTGCTACTATTCATACAGAAAGACAAGCAATGGCTAGAAAATGGTATGAATATATTTTAACTTTAGAGTAAAGGAGTGATATATAATGATTGGAAATGGTGTTCCGTATATGTATGATTATATCAATACGGCAACAGTACAAAACAATCCGAACACAGTTCATTGTAAAAACACTTATTTGCAACAGTATTTTTCAAGATATTTATTGCAAAAGGCTATGTCTGTAATGAAATGGAATTTTCCAGAAAACTGGGATAAAGACTATTTCTTATATAGTCTTTATTGTTGGGGAACTGTTGCTATTATTAATACTGATAAATTCGGAGTCATACCGCAAGCGTGTACTTTACAAGGGTTTAATGTATTTTACCGTCCTCTTAAAGTTGTTATTACGAATCCATTATTAAAAGGACTAAAAGAACTTGTTATTGACAAACAATGTGTATTGTTTAAAATGACAAATGATTACGGTGGAATTATGGATTTAGTAAATTATTATGCCGATCAAATGGCTATAACTGCGGAAGCTTGTAGTATGAATAGCATGAATAGCAAATTAAGTTACGTATTTAGTGCTAGAAATAAAGCCGGAGCAGAATCACTGAAAAAATTACTTGACAAAATCATGGGTGGAGATATTGGGGTTTTCTATGATGAAAAACTACGTCGTCAGCACAACGAAACAACGGAAGAACCATGGAGCACTTTTGCGCAAAACCTTGCACAAAATTTTATAACACCAGACTTGATGGATTGTTTGAGAAGATGGGAAGAAATGTTTTGTAATGAAATTGGTATTCCTAATACAAGAAGCGACAAAAAAGAAAGACTTGTTACAAGCGAAGCTATAAGTACTAGGAACGAAAGTAAAACACGAGTGGAAATGTGGTTGGAATCATGGCAAGACTGCTGTAAAAAAGTAAAAAAAATGTTTGGTGTTAGCATTTCGGTTGATTGGAGATATAAAAAGAAAGAGGGTGAGATACTGTGAAGTCGTTTCTAACAATTATGGGGATGTATCAATATGATAGCACTATATTTGATTTATTTACATTGCCAAGTGAAATGAAAGATAAGAAACAAGATATAATTAATTCAATATGTTTAGAAACACAAGAATTAGAAGTATTATATCCGTCAACACTTGCTATGCAAATGGCTATTGGAAATTGGTCTAATATAATGCAGAGTGTGTGGAAAAAAATGTATAATACAACTACTCTTTCTTATAACCCTATAGAAAACTATGACCGAACAGAAGAAACAACAGAAAATGAAAATGTGACAGAAAATATTACAAGAAATGATACTCTAAAAAATACAACTGATAATACAGGAAACTCAGAAATCATAAACCAAAATGTTGCATATAATGACACTAATTTTGCTAACCATGAAAAAACAATGAATAATGTAGACAATAACATAGTTGAAACTGGCACGAATAAATATGACACTGACAGAAGTTTGACTAACGGTAAAACGATAACAAATAGAAGTCACGGAAATATTGGAGTAACTACAAGTCAACAAATGATTGAACAAGAAAGACAAATATCTGAATTTAATATTATAAAATATATTGTTAATGATTTTAAACAAAAATTTTGTTTGATGATTTATTAAATGGAGGTATTTATATTATGAGTTTTGAAAATTTCCCATATAGCAATTTTCACGACATGAACCTTGATTGGATTATTAATCAGTGGCTAGAAATGAAAAAAAGTTTTGCAACTTATGAACAGGCTTTTAAAGATTTAAAAGAGTTTGTTAATGGGTATTTTAATAATTTAGATGTACAGGAAGAGATTAATAAAAAGCTTGATACAATGGCAAGTGATGGTACTCTGCTAAATATTATTAAGCCTAGTATTATTTCGGAAACAAGTGACTGGTTGAATAAACATATTATAAATCCATCAAACCCGCCTATTGACTCAAGTTTAACTGTTAGTGGTGCCGCCGCTAACGCTAAAATCGTAGGTGACAAATTTAACACAGCTTTATTGTCATTCAACGAATATGATGGTACAACACCTTTATCAGAACTAAACCCCGGGTGGTATCCTATTATTAACTCTACACCTAAAACAAATTTGCCGAATGTTAGTAGTTTTGGCTTACTGTTTGTTTATCCAAACACAAGAAGTATATCCAATAACTATTTTGTCTATTTAGATGCAGGAACTAAAACTAATTTCGTTAAAATAGATGAAAACAATTGGACTACACTAAGTAATTACATTAATAAGGAAACAATGTTCGATTCGGGGTTGGCGTATAATGGTGTTGCTAAATTATCAACATTAAATAATGGTTGGTACCCAGTAATTAATATTACTGGTAATAATTTACCTGTTACAAGTGGTTTTGGTCTTTTGTTGGTCTATAAAAATGTTTTTTCAAGTACAAACAATTTTTATATGTTTTATCACATTAGCGCTAAAACTAATTACATTAAAGTAGATGAAAACAATTGGGTTACACTAAGTAATTACATTTCAAATAAATTCTTAGGTAAAACTATAATTACATACGGTGATAGCATTACACACGCTAACAACTGGCAACCATATTTAAATAAAGAATTACGTTGTAGCACAGAAAACTACGGTATTGACGGAAGTAAAATAAGCGGTAATAATGCAACAAGTATGTGTAATATAGAAAGAATTAACACACTGCCCGATTTATCTTTTATAATTATAATGGGTGGTATGAATGATTGGGCACAAAATGTTAGTATAGACGGAGACGAAAATGATGTAACTAATTTCACTGGTGGATGCCATGCTATGTTTAAAAATATCATTAATAAATACCCATCTGCATGCGTTTACTGCGTTGGAACAAGCTTTGGCTATATTGGAAGTTTTAGCGAAAAAACTAAAAACAATATAGGGCTAACAACATTAGACTATTCTAAAAAATTATGCGAAATTGCAAGTGCATATGGAATACCGTCTATTAGCGCATATGAAAACATGGGTGTTAGCGATATTAATAAGACATTATTCCTAAGAAATGATGGTGATATTTACGTCCACCCAAATGATGAGGGTGCTAAAAAACTTGCAAATGTTATCATAGGCTTATTATCTAAATATAAGTATATTTAATATTCAATCAATATAACAGGGTGTATGTCACACAAAGACATATATCCTGTTTTTTGTCCGCCCACCAAAGACACATGAACGTGTCCGTGTCCGTG